ATTTCCAAGCGGCTCTTTTTAACAATGACGATTTTAATGATGCCTTAAATATGGTATCAACTCAATTAAAAGAGATTTTTGCCCCGGACGGAGATATGGCCGAGACCATAGGAACATTTGCAAAAGACCTTGCACCAAAATTAGTTAGTGGTATGAAAGGCATAGTGGACTTTCTCAAAACCGGTGGCCTGAAACGCACATTTGAGACCTTTAAAGGTTGGTTGGATAGTATTATGAATGCATTCAAGCCATCTGAGAAAATTGGAAAACTTGATGATGAGATTATCAAAGAAAAAAATGCCTTGCGTGAGGCTTTTGCAAGAGGCGATGCAGCCGCATTAGCCGCCGCTAACGCCAACCTTAAGAAGTTAGAAGCAGAACGAACTACAACATTAGGCCAAGAGGGAGAGCACGAAGGCGGTATTGGCAATGCAATGGACGAAATGTGGGGGAACCTCTTTGACAAATTAGTAGAAGGTGCTAAAAATCTCCCATGGGGGAAAATTGCGGCTGCGATTGCATTGTTTTTCGGCGGTAAAGCACTTTTAGGTGCAGTCACAGGTAGAATTGCAAGAGGATTAACTGGAGCAGCTGGAGGCGGCGGTGGCCCACCAGGCGCCGGCGGTGCAGGTGGTGCCGAAAACACTATGGGCGCCAAACTTGGAAAAAATATTGGTGGTTTTCTAGGTGGCATTACTGAAGGCGTAATGAAAGGGGCAGCCGCTGGTTTAGCGGCGTTTGGCAACATGGGCCCAGTAGTTGTAAAAGGCGCCGGATTTTTAGCTGCCGCTATTGTTGCTATCGGAGCTGGTATTGCTGGTGCACAATGGATATTAAGCAAAACAATGGGTCCGTTTGCAGACTCTTTAAAAGGATTTACAGAACTTGACGGCGATGCTTTACTAAAAACTGGTTTAGGAATGTCAGCAATTGGCGTTGGCTTAACTGCTATGGGAGCCGGCGGTGTAATTAATGCTGTTGGTAATCTAGTAGGTGCAGGTTTTGAAGCATTGGGTAATCTACTTGGTGTTAAAGGCCCACTTGAACGACTTAAAGAATTTGGCGAAGCTGGTAAAACTATTGATGCAGAAGGCGTTAAAAGAACAGCAGAAGCAATGGCAGCATTTTCTAAAGCAATGGCCATAGGCGGGGCGTCTACTGCTATAACAGGAATTGGAACATTAGTAGGAGGTATAGCAAATGCCCTCGGTAAACTCTTTGGTGCTAAAGATCCATTAACGCAATTAAAAACATTTGGTGCAACAAAAATTAACTCCGCAGGAGTTAAAGCCAACGCAGAAGCCATGAGTGCATTTGCCAAAGCAATGAAAGATGCACCAGACGTTAAAGGCGAACGCTCGGGCGGATTATTTGGATTTGTTGCAGGTCTCTTTGCTGGCAAAGTAAAAATGCCATGGGATCAAGTAAAATTATTTGCTGAGGCTAACTTAGGTGATACTGCTAATTTAAAGAAAAATGCAGAAGCAATGTCTGCATTTGGCAATGCAATGTCATCCATGCCAGAAAAAATTGAAGGTACTAGAGGCGGCGGATTACTTGGAGCAGTTGCATCTATTTTTAAAGGCAAAGTAAAAATGCCTTGGGACCAAGTAAAATTATTCAGTAAAGCAGACTTAGGTGATACTGCTAATTTAAAGAAAAATGCAGAAGCAATGTCTGCATTTGGCAATGCAATGTCATCCATGCCAGACAAAGAAATTAAAGGTGAAAGAGTTGGTGGTGTATTTGGAGCAGTTGGACTTATATTTTCTGGTGTAAAAAAGATGCCATGGGACCAAGTAAAATTATTCAGTAAAGCAGACTTAGGTGACACCGCTAAATTAAAGAAAAATGCAGAAGCAATGTCTGCATTTGGCAATGCAATGTCAACTATGCCAGAAAAAATTGAAGGTACTAGAGGTGGTGGATTGCTCAGTGTCATTGGTAATTTCTTTGGTGGTGATGTAGTAATGCCATGGGATAAAGTAAAATTATTTGCTGAAGCCGATATGGGCGATACTGCTAAATTAAAGAAAAATGCAGAAGCAATGTCTGCATTTGGCAATGCAATGTCATCCATGCCAGAAAAAATTGAAGGTACTAGAGGTGGTGGATTGCTCGGTGCCATTGGTAATTTCTTTGGTGGTGATGTAGTAATGCCTTGGGACCAAGTAAAATTATTTGCTGAGGCTGACTTAGGTAATACTGTTAATTTAAAGAAAAATGCAGAAGCAATGTCTGCATTCGGCGATGCGGTAGCAAACATGCCAGAAACAATAAAAGGTAAAAGTGATTTTTTCAAAGGCCTGTCAGGATTCTTTGGCGTTGATGTAAAAATGCCATGGGATCAAGTAAAAGACTTTGCTGAAGCCGATATGGGTGATACTAACAAGTTAAAAGAAAATGCTAAAGCATTAACTGAATTTGGTATAAGTGTATCTGGTTTATCTGCCATACCCAAAGATATAGAAGCCAGATTAAAAGGTCTTGGTAATGGACTAGAAGAATTTGCAAAATACATAGATGACGGTGAAATTACGACAATAACTGACTTTGCTACTGCAATGTCCAAATTAGGCCCTTCGTTGAATGCGTTCTCCGGTAATAAACCGGGCCTGGGCGTTGACACTACAGGTTTAGCATCAATAGGCGGAGCAGGCTCAAGCGCACAAGAACAAAAAAATGAGCAGTTAACACAATTAATAGATTATATGGCACAAGCTGTAATTGACCAACAAAGCCAAACTAATATAATAGACGATAAACTTTCTAAAATGATTAAGGCACAAAAAGCCTCATCAGTATACAGTAGTTAAACTTCATAAACTCTTGACAGACCGATAAATATAATAGTATAATATAACTATAACAATGGTGAATTAATGAGTTGGCGAAAACATTTTACAGTATATGATCAAACAAACTATCGAGGCCGTGCAGATGCATCCATGGGTGCATTTAACAATAAGTATTCCTCATGGTTGCCTGAAGTATATACCGGACCTCCTAATCGTTTAGAACGATACATGCAATATGATCAAATGGATCAAGATAGTGAGGTTAATGCCGCACTGGATATAATTGCAGAATTTTGTACACAATCTGATTCTGCTACAGAATTACCACTTGAAGTCCGATATAAAAGTGAAGCAACTGAAACTGAGATAAACTTATTACAAAGTGCATTAAAGCAATGGTGCAACATAAATGATATGGATCGCCGGGTTTGGCGATTAGTTCGTAGTGTATTAAAATATGGCGATCAATTTTTTATTAGAGACCCTGAAAATTGGAAATTATATTGGGTAGATCCTGCAAAAGTTGAAAAAGTAGTTGTCAACGAAGGCAAGGGAAAGAAGATTGAAGAATATCATATTAAGGATTTGGACTTAAATTTACAATCATTAGTTGCAAGTAATATGTTCAATGGACAAGATTATTCCAGTAAAGCAAATCCTGCAATTCCAAATATCACCGGCGGTGGTACATCAAGTGTTGTAGGTAGTATCGAAGGTTTAGGAATGGGCGGCGGTTTTAGTACCGCAATGCCAGTTATGGGCGATCATGTTATACATTTAAGTTTAAGTGAAGGTTTAGACAATGCTTGGCCATTTGGCACAAGTATATTAGAACCTATATACAAAATCTTTAAGCAAAAAGAAATGCTTGAGGATGCTATTTTAATTTATCGGGTACAACGTGCTCCAGAACGCAGAGTATTCTATATTGACGTAGGTGATATGCCACGTACTAGAGCAATGGCGTTTATTGAACAAGTTAAAAACGAAATACATCAAAAACGTATCCCGAATAAGACAGGCGGCGGCGCAAACATTATGGATGCCGCATACAACCCACTGTCAATGATTGAGGATTACTTCTTTGCTCAAACTGCTGAAGGTAGAGGATCTAAAGTAGAAACACTACCAGGTGGTGAGAACTTAGGACAAATTGACGACTTAAAATATTTTAATAATAAACTAATGCGCGGATTACGTGTACCGAGTTCTTATTTGCCAACTGGTCCAGAAGATGGAACAGCAGTATACAATGATGGTCGAGTAGGTACAGCATTTATACAAGAATATCGTTTTACAAATTATTGTGAACGACTACAGCAGTTAATTGCACCGTGGTTAGACCGTGAATTTAAAATGTTTTGTAAGCATCGTGGTATCGAAATTGAATCTAATTTATTTGAATTAACATTCTTAGAACCGCAAAACTTTGGTAAGTATCGTCAAATTGAAGTTGATGGCGCACAAATGGCAGTATTTGCACAAGCAATACAAGTACCATTTATGAGTAAACGTTTTGCAATGAAACGTTATCTTGGCCTCACAGATGAAGATATTATACAGAATGAAACGTTATTTGTTGAGGAATCTGGCATTGCAACTGTAACAGACATAGCCGGAGCCGGTATGTCAGATGTTGGGGTTCGGCCAGCAGAACCTGATGCATTGGCACCAGACGTAGATATGGATATGGGTGCTGATATGCCAGCAGAGCCAGGTGCAGAGTCACCAATAAGCGGTGCTGAAAATGCCCCAGCTGGGGATGCACCTCCCTTGACGCCGGTATAGAAACTAAAATAATAGATACACCACCTCCTTTAACTTTAGTATGATAAATAAACATATGAGAGCTAGAGATTTTCTAACAGAAGGATTCTATAACGTTGAAGGCGACAATTATTATGCCGCGTCAATTGATGATAGTCGTAGACCACGATTTACACTAGAACACTTAAACACCCTTCGCAAGATTCGAGCATTTCGTGAATACGAAAAAATAAATCGTCAAGATATAATAACAAAAGTTTATGCTCAACCAACTGAAGAATCCGGCCTTTGATAAATTGTAGTTAACATTGTATATAATGATTTGATTAATTAGTTTAAATAGTTTTCGCCAGGAATTCTCCTTTTTCGGCGAAAAATCCACCATTATGCCCGCATTTTAAGTAAGACATCTTAAATATTATTACAAACTCTTTCGCGGTTTGAAGAGGAGAATATTCGGATGTCAAAACAAAAATTAGAACAGGTACTTGAGTACCTAATTAATGAAGAAGAAGATAAGGCTCGCGACCTTCTTCACACTGTATTTGTTGAAAAGGCCCGATCGATTCACGAATCTTTAATTGAAGATGAAGATGAAGACATTGAGGAAGCACTTGAAGACGATACAGCAGAAGAGGAGGTTGATGAGTCAGCCAGGTCTAACTGGGAAAATGAAATTGGCGAAGAAGGCGATGAAATTGCCGAATTCGGCGACGAAGTTGATCAGGAAGAAGCAGTCGGTGAAGCCGACGACGAAGGCGAAGATTTCGATGCCGAAGCAGAAGACGATCTAGACGACATGGAAATCGGCGGTGATGAAGAAGAACTTGCAGAGCCAGAAGGCGATGCAGAGGAAGCAATCCCGGCGAAATTAGATGATCTAGAAGCCGCAGTAGAAGAACTCAAATCTGAGTTTGACAAGCTAATGGGTGGTGATGATGAAGAACTACCTGGCGAAGACGAGGCCGACGTTGGTATGGGCGATGACATGGAAATGGAAATCGAACCAGAAGAAGCAATTCGGTTTGAGTCTGAAGAGTCAGACGAAGAAGAGTTAGACGAATCTGCAAATTTATCTAATGCTCCAGCTGCTAAGATGGGCGATAATGGTGATGCCAGTGCTAAATCAGTTAACACAGGCGGAAACATTACAGCACCTAACTTAACAGACGGTGCAGAACCAGTAGATTTTGCAGGCGGCGACGAGAAAGGCGGATCAACAGATAAGCCTGCCGAAGGCATGACAACAAATCAAGATGCTAAATTATCAGCAGGCCCTAAAGCCGAAGCTGGTGACAAGTCTGATAAATCTGCAAAACCATTGCAGAATAAGGATTTGAGGTAACAAATGGCAAAGAAACCATTATTTGAACGGTTAACCCCAAATCAGGCTAGGGTAGCAGTTGAATCACGTGACCGTGAAAACGGTGACGGTAAAGATCTTTATATGAAAGGGATCTTTATTCAGGGTGGTGTTAAGAATCAAAATGAGCGTGTTTATCCCATTAAAGAGATAGGCAAGGCAGTTGATACAATTAACGAACGCTTACAAGAAGGGCAAACTGTCCTTGGCGAAGCAGACCATCCTGAAGAATTAACTGTCAATCTAGACCGGGTTAGTCACATTATCGAAGATATGTGGATGGATGGTCCTAATGGGTTTGGAAAATTGAAAATTATTCCAACACCCATGGGGAACATTGTATCTACATTACTTGAGAGTGGGGCAAAGTTAGGTGTATCAAGTAGAGGCAGTGGTAACGTTAATGAGAGCGGAGAAGTTTCCGAGTTTGATATCGTTACAGTTGACATAGTTGCTCAACCAAGTGCACCGGAAGCATATCCAAAGGCAATACGAGAAAGCCTAATGAATATGCGTAACGGATATAGCATGTATAATTTAGCAGAAGCAATGATTTATGATAAAAAAGCTCAAAAATACCTACAAGAAGGTATTTTAAAGTTTATTGATGAATTGAATAAGAAGTAAATGGGAGAACATTATGGCCGAAGCACTTAAAGAATTACTCGAAAGCGATCTTTTAGATGAGAATACTAAGGCCAGTATTCAGGAAGCATGGGAGACAAATTTAATCGAGGCTCGTGAAGCAGTTGCGAATGAGCTACGTGAAGAATTTGCCAACCGATATGAGAGCGATAAGTCACAACTTGTCGAAGCAATGGACAATATGCTATCTGATGCTATCAAAACAGAAATTACAGAGTTTGCTGATGACCGTAAGGGTTTAATTGAGGCTCGTGTTGCTTACAAGCAACACATGAGCAATCATACTAACGCTCTTAACAATTTTGTAATGGAAACATTACAAAAGGAAATCGTCGAACTACGTGAAGATCGTAATAAGCAATTCGATAATTTTAATAAACTTGAGGGTTTTGTGCTAAAGCAACTTTCTAACGAAATTGCTGAGTTCAACGAAGATAAGAAGTCTCTCGCAGAAGCAAAAGTTACGTTAATTGCTAGCGGACGTCAAAAACTTGACGAAGCAAAGCAACGTTTCATTAAACGTGCGGCAAAAACAATCGAACAGGTTGTTGAGTCAGCATTGCGCGGTGAAATGACACAACTTAAAGAAGATATTAAAGCGGCCCGCGAAAATAATTTTGGCCGTCAGATATTTGAATCTTTTGCAGCGGAGTATATGACTTCATATCTCGCAGAAGGCACAGAAGTTCGCAAGCTCAATCGAACAATTGAGGAACAACAACAGAATATTACTTCCCTTACCGAATCTAAAGATACAGCAAATGTTGAAGTTAAGAAACTTAATGACAAAATCGGCCGTGATAAAATCATGGGCGAATTGCTTACACCTTTAGCAAAAAGTAAGAGGGGTATTATGGAAGAATTACTTGAGAGTGTTCAGACAAAGAACCTCAAGGGTAGTTTCCAAAAATATCTACCAGCTGTACTCAATGAGACAGGTAGTAGAAAAGAAACTTCTAAAGTCGCATTAACCGAAAAAACCGGTGATAAAGTGCAACCACAAGAAGAAACAACAGAAGTTAATACAGATGAAAATAGTGGAAACATTATCCATCTTAAAAAATTAGCAGGTATTAAATAAGGAGTATTTAAAATGGCAGAAAACCTAACAGAAAGTCAAAACTGGGGAGCCACTAAAGACGCTCTAATGGAAGGTCTAGACGGTCAGCGTAAGCAAACCATGGGCGTTCTTTTGGAGAACACAAAATCGTACCTTGCAGAAAATGCACTTGCAAGCTCAACACAAGCAGGCAATGTAGCTGCTCTAAACAAGGTAATTCTTCCAGTAATTAGACGAGTAATGCCAACCGTTATTGCAAACGAGTTAGTTGGCGTTCAACCAATGACTGGCCCAGTGGGTCAGATTCATACATTACGTGTACGTTATGCAGATGCTTTTAATAGCACCGCAGGCGTAGACACATCAGCTGGTGAAGAGGCTCTAAGTCCCTTCAAGATTGCAGCTGGTTATTCAGGTGGTGCTGATGATAAAGCCACGCATACAGCTTCCATGGAAGCCGAAGCAGGCAATAAATTAAGCATCCAAGTAGTCAAAGAAACAGTA